TATATATGAGTATAGGGTTTTTTGGGTATTTTTTTGTCCACCCCTTACTTGAGGCTGTTTGATGATGTTTGATGATGTTCGTCGATCGAATTTTCACATTAGTCACATCTGTAACAAAACCCCGCCCATTCCAAGCATGCCCCCTCTACAATACGTGTGACACTCCTTGTCGCAATCTACGCATATAATGATAAGAAGGATAGAAACAAGCCTATCCCTTCTTATAGGCTTACCCAGAGGAGCACACCATGCGTGAGTCACAATTCCAAGCACAGCTCATTAAGAAGCTGAACAAGATGCTACCCGGGATCATCATTCTGAAAAATGATCCCAACTACATCCAAGGTATACCCGATCTGATTCTTCTCTACAAGAATCGTTGGGCAGCCCTTGAGGTGAAGCGAGGCGCAACTGCGTCAGTCCGTCCGAACCAAGCACACTATGTTCGGATCATGTACGCCATGTCGTACGCAGCATTCATCTACCCAGAGAACGAGAGCGAGATTCTCAATGAGGTTCAACAATCACTCACAGCTTAATGGAGCTCACGCATTCCTCTCCGCCAGTAAGTATCACTGGCTCAACTACTCTCCCGACAAACTGATCGAGACCTTCCGGACAGCCCAGGCTGCTGCGAAGGGTACTCGTCTTCACGAGCTCGCTGCTGAGCACATTCGTCTGAAGATGCGTATGCCCCGCAACAAGGTGACATTCAACAACTACGTGAATGATGCCATCGGCTTTCGGATGACACCGGAGCAGGTTCTGTTCTACTCGGTCAACTGCTTCGGTACTGCGGATGCCATTTCCTTCGACAAGGGTTTGTTACGCATCCACGATCTAAAGACGGGGGTCCACCCTGCCAAGGTCGATCAGCTCATGATTTATGCGGCACTCTTCTGCCTCGAGTATGATGAGCGTCCCGGAGGCATTAACTACGAACTCCGCATCTACCAGAATGACGACATTCAGGTAGCAAACCCTGAGGGCGAGGACATTGCCCGAATCATGGATACCATCATACAGTTCGATAAGCTGATCGAGAAGATCAAGGAAGAGGAGGCCTAATGGATCTCGCCCACTATGGTGTTAAGCGCCGTTCCGGGCGCTATCCTTGGGGTTCTGGACAGGACCCGCACCAGCACTCTGGTGACCTACTCTCTACCATCAAGGACCTCAAGGCGAAGGGTCTTACTGAGACTGAGATCGCTAAGGGGCTTGGAATGACCACCACTCAGCTCCGAGCACAGAGATCCATTGCCAAGAACGAGAAGCGTAAGGCTGACGTTGCGATGGTGGCCCGTCTCAAGGAGAAGGGTATGTCCAACACGGCCATTGGTCGTCGTATGGGTATCAACGAGTCTTCCGTTCGAGCACTTTTAGACCCCACCCTCAAAGAAAGGGCGGGGAGTACTGAGGCGCTTGCAAAGGAGCTCAAGAAGCAGGTCGGTAAGGACGGTCTACTTGACGTCGGACTTGGTGTTGAGGTCAACATGGGTGTCACGAGCACCAAGATGAAGACCGCCACTGCCATGCTCGAAGCTGAGGGCTATCACGTCCACAAGGTGAAGGTCCAGCAGCAGACGACTGGTAAGTTCACCGAAATGAAGGTCCTAGTGCCTCCGGGCATGGACTACAAGACGGTTCTGGCCAAGCGGGGCGAAATTAAGGCCCCCGGGGTCAATATTGAGGACCGGGGTCGTACCGTGTACGGTATCGAGAAGCCCACTGCGGTTTCCAGCAAGCGACTTAAGGTTCGCTATGGGAACGAGGGTGGTACCGATATGGACGGCGTCATTGAGGTTCGACGTGGAGTCAAAGACCTCTCCCTCGGTGGCTCAAACTACGCACAGGTTCGAATTTCTGTTGATGGTACACACTACCTCAAGGGTATGGCAATGTACTCGGACGACATTCCTAAGGGGTATGATCTCCGGTTCAACACGAACAAGAACCCCACTGGAAATAAGCTGGATGCCCTCAAGAAGCAGACTGGTGACCCGTCGAACCCCTTCGGTTCAGTAATCCGCAAGCAGCTTCACTACACCGACTCGAATGGTCGGAAGAAGCTCTCTGCGATGAACATCGTCAACGACGAGGGTACTTGGGGTGATTGGTCGAAGACCTTGAGCTCCCAGTTCCTCTCGAAGCAGCCCGTCTCTCTTGCTAAGCAGCAGCTTCAGAAGGTACGAGACAAGCGCCGTGCCGAGTTCGAAGAGATCATGGCCCTCACAAACCCATCCGTAAAGAAGAAGCTACTGCAGTCTTTCGCAGACTCAGTGGACTCTGACGCTGTGGATCTGAAGGCCGCTGCTCTTCCTCGACAGGCCAGCCAGGTAATCCTTCCCGTACCCAAGATGAAGACCACGGAGGTTTACGCCCCCAACTTCAAACATGGGGAGAAGGTTGTTCTTGTCCGTCACCCTCACGGTGGACGATTCGAGATCCCTGAACTGACAGTCAACAATAAAAACCCCCATGCTAGAAAAGCAATAGGGACTAAGGTTAAGGACGCAATCGGGATCCATCCCAAGGTTGCAGAAAGGCTGTCAGGTGCTGACTTTGATGGTGACTCTGTTCTTGTCATTCCGAACAATGGCGGAAAGGTCAAGACCTCCCCGGCCCTTAAAGGCCTGAAGGACTTCGACCCCAAGGCTATGTACCCGGCATACGAGGGTATGAAACCCATGACCTCTAAGCAGAAGCAGATGAAGATGGGTGAGGTTTCAAACCTGATCACCGACATGACTATCGGTGGTGCCAACCAGGCTGAGATTGCCAGGGCAGTTCGACACTCTATGGTTGTGATTGATGCTGAGAAGCACAAGCTCAACTACAAGCAATCCGAGATCGATAATGGTATTGCCGCCCTCAAGAAGAAATACCAGGGCAAGGCAAATGCTGGGGCTTCTACTCTTATCAGTCGTGCTTCTTCCGAGAAGCGTGTTGCTGAAAGAAAAGCCCGGTCTGCTTCAAAGGGCGGGCCTATCGATAAGCGGACAGGACGCAAGGTCTATGAAGAGACGGGGGCTACTTATGTAGACAAGAAGGGTAAGACGGTACTCCGCACCGAGAAGTCTACTAAGTTGGCCGAGACCCATGACGCATACTCCCTCGTTTCTAAGAACGGGAGTGCTATCGAAACGGTCTATGCCAATCACTCTAACGAACTGAAGGCTATGGCTAACGAAGCCCGTAAGGCTACACTTGCTATCCCCTCTGTTCGAAAGAACCCCCAGGCCGCAAAGACCTATGCCCCTGAGGTTAAATCCCTCAAGGCCAAAGTAAACGAGGCCCTCCGGAATAAACCCCGTGAACGCCAGGCACAGGTCCTGGCAGACGCGGTAATCAGGGCAAAGAAGCAAGCTGATCCAACTCTTGCCACTGATAAAGAGCGCCTTCAGAAAGCACGCCGTCAGGCTTTAGCCGAGGCCCGTTCAAGAACGGGGGCTGGTAAGAAGCCTTTCTCTATCACTCCTAAGGAGTGGCAGGCTATCCAGGAAGGTGCTGTCTCACAGGCTGCTCTCAACAAGGTTCTTGAACTTGCTGATGAATCAGTAGTTAGGGAACTGGCTACACCTAGGTCCCAGCCTAAGGTGTCATCCAGCATGGTGGCCAGAGCCAAGGCTATGAGTAGTAGGGGTAAGACTGCTGCTGAGATTGCTGAAGCTTTGGGAATCTCTACCACATCTGTACACCGTGCTCTAGAGGAGGGCTGACCACACCATGGTACACACCCTCTCACAGGGCCTCTCTGAGGAGGTCTACTATGGCTAGGATGCTGTCCACAGTGGACAATCCTTACGATCCAAGAACTTCATGGGACGAATGGTTTGCTTTCGACACAGCACACGGCTACGGTACCTGTGGCCTGGTGGCTAGGCTGTGTGTGTCAAGCGATTCGTTAAGTGAAGAACTTGAAATCGAAGAAATTGAAAACGCAATTGATCGAATTCTCAAGTTTGATGTGACAAATTTCTATCAAACTTTTGAAATCGATGATTGAAAAATAAAATTTCTTCGTCGACACCGGGGGAGGGGGGTCCACAATTTAGGCCCCCCACCCTCAT